TTACAGTTTGCGCCACCGCTCGAAGTCTTCCGAATAGATTTCAAGATGCTGCCGGGCGATATTTTCCAGCAGTCCTGAAACGCTCATCCTCCGGCTTCCGAGCTTGCGGACATACTCGTCCAGCCTGTCCCTTACCTCGCAGCTCACGAATACGGGCTTGCGGTCTTCTATTCTGGGAACCTGCAGGAATGTGCTGCGGTACTCTTCCAGTGACAGCCTGCGTTGCCTGCCGCTAATCCGGCACTTGGATGCAGGAGCGGAACCGTCTTTCTCTGCCGGCTCCTGGATCCCGGATTGTTCCGTGACTGTCGGCAGGATTTCATTCCCGGCATGGTCAGTAACCTCTCCTGCACTTTCAGGGTTTTCACACTCAGGAAGGAGCTGTGACATTTCCATACCTGTCATAGCTTCCCACCGCTCTTTGTCAAAGCTTTTTCTTGTAGCCATAATCTTTGAAGTTTAATAAGTCAATACAGTGGTCTTGGTATGTACCTTGACCGGTTATCGGCAGCAAAGGAAGTGTGTATAGTGCACTGTGTCAAGCAAATGGAGTGAGTGTGGCAATTATGGCCGGTTCTGCATTATATGCACCGGACAAACGGTGGCGACTGCTGTGATTTGCCACACCTGCACGGGCGTCCATGGAATCGGACAATGATTTCATGGCAGTATGGAGACTGAATCCAACGGACACTTTACCGGATATAGGATAACCCGTTGCAATCGTACCGGTATACTTGCTGCAGTCAGTTCAGGCAGTAATAATCATATGGCGGTATTGCTCAGTCGGGTCATACTGTCCACCGGCCATGCAACATGATGACAGATGATGAAACAGACCGTCAGCCGTCTGCAAATCCATTGCAGTGTGATTATTACTGCTTTAATTTGTACCGGGAAAAGGAAAGACAGACCAGTGGCTTGCTGCAACCATGCCACTTGTTCCCTCCTGTCAGATGTATCGGATAAGGCAGTAAGCCGGCTTTGCCTTGGCGGTACAAGATGGAAACAGTATCAAATGGAAGTAAACAATGAGATTATGGAAATAGTAAGTTTTGAAAAAAGGACCTTTGAGGAGATGGCTGCCAAGTTGGATTACTTCGTGCAGCGGATGGATGACCTCTGCCGACAGCACGGGGAGAAGAAGGCAGAACGATGGATGGACAGTCATGCCGTCTGCCGGAAACTGCGTATCAGCCCGAGGACATTGCAGACCCTCCGTGACAACGGCACACTCGCCTTTACCAAGATTGGCAACCGCACCTACTACCGTCAGGAAGACGTGGAACGGGTCATTGTGGATGTGGAAGAGAGACGGAAAGAGGCGAAATGGAAAGGCAAAAGCATTTAGCAGTTGAAGTATCAATTAAAGACAAACCGTATGAGTAGTGAAATCAGAGAAAAAGACCATGAGTGGGTATGTAAATTCCACTCGAATTTCGACCGGCTTCTGGCTTCGTTCGAAAAGTTGTTCAGCCAACGCCGACCTCCCGTATATGACGATGAGCTGCTGACTGACAAGGAGGTGTCGCACCTGCTTAAAGTGAGCCGCAGGACATTGCAGGATTACCGAAGCAACGGCATACTGCCCTATATTCAGGTGGGCGGCAAGATTCTGTACAGGGCTTCCGACATAGAACGTACCCTGATGGACGGCTATAGCTATAGGGAGGCGTACCGTTCAAGAAAATGAAAATCCATCCCGTTTCTTCTGCCTGCGGCCGCATGAAAAAAGGGACACCCGGAGGTCGGTTCTTCTTCTTCCTTCCTTCGGATGCCCCTTTCTTGTTCTTTCAGGTGTCGGGTTTATTTCGTACCGGTGGTCCTTACACTTACCCCTTTCGGTATCGGGTTGTCGAGTATTATCCGGTAGCATAGTCTGCCGTCCACATTCACCGGCTCTTTCGCCACCATGAAGCCGGCGCTTTTCTCGACTTTTGCCGCATCGAGTATCATGCCGGCAATGAAGCTGTTCGAGAAGCGGGCGCAACGCGGGTCGTTCCAGATCGTGAAGCCGTTCTCGTCATCCGAGACGAACATGTACCAGTCCTTGGGTCTGTCTTCGTCCCTGGCGATACACAGCCTGTTTCCTGCGTGCAGGCTCAGTTCCCTGCTCAGTATCCGGCTCAAATACATGCTGCCGTCACGGCATACCGTGATGATCCGTTTGCCCTTATAGGTCAGTGCCGGATGGGAATTGCTCTTGTCATAAACTGTCAGTTTCATAATCATCAATATTTTTTCGTTATGCCTTGTTGTCCTTTATTCGTGTCATGCCGCCTCTCCGGCCATGATCAGCCTTCTTCTGGCGATGAACTTCCGGTTTGCCCGGACGGATTCCATCATCGCCTGTGCCCTGCGCGTCACCACCGAGGTCTTCTCGCCCATGTGCCTGGCTATGGTGCGGAACGAGCTTCCGGTCTCGTAGAACCGCAGCATGAATATCCTGTAATCCTCGTAGGAGAAATGCCGCCTGAGGAACTTCTGTATGTCCCTTACCAGCCTGTCGCATCCGGTCAGCATCTCTTCCCGCTCTTCTGTCTCTTCCGCGCAGTCCGTCTCGCCCAGTCTTGCGAAATACTCGTCTCCGGGACTGTCGTAACGGCTTTCATCCCTTGCCCCCGACTGTAGGATTCTCCGGTAGCATCCGAAGAAATAGGATTCCAACTCATCGATCCCGCCGCTTGCGAACATGATCTGTTTCCTGACTGCCAGATAGGCATCATGGAATGCGTCCTCGTCGATTTTTCCATAGATGGAGAGTCTCTCCTTCAATCTCGCGTATGAACGGTTAAACCATCCGTTGAATTCTTTTACGTCTTTTGTTGCCAAATCCTTTTTCCATTTATCTGTTAGACATCCGGCCCGTGGTGCGGGCACTCTTGTTTCTTTGAATGCCTTACAGCCGTTCTCCCTCCGGAAAGGCGTCAAGGCTCGGCAGGAAAAAATACCGGAGCGCAAAGCGCAAGGATGATTTTTTCCCCGCCGACCCGCAGGGCCCGGCCTTGCGCTCCGGAGGGGAACGGCTACCTTTGCTTCAAAGAAATAAGTGTGTCCTTTTCTGCTTTTTACCGCCTGCAATTATCCTCTTGCGGTGAAAAGGAATGTCTGACGGTGACACGTGTCGTCCGGTTTGCGGTTTGTTCCTGTTTTTTTGTTTCCTTCGCACAGGAAACGGTAGGAACAGCCTGATTCCGCCGTTTCGTTTTGCATGAAAAATCAATGTCAAACGACTTAAAATTTAAGAATTATGGAAGTAGTGGTCATAGACAAGGCGACTTTCGAGAGGATGCTCTCGGGATTCGAGATTTTCGCGGAAAAGGTGGAACTGCTCTGCCGGGAACAGGAAGACTTGGGAGAAAAGGAATGGCTTGACAGCGATGACGTGTGCAGGCTGCTCTGCATCAGTCCGAGAACCTTACAGACGATGCGGGAGAACGGAACGCTGGCTTACACCAAAATAAGCCACAAGGTATATTACAGGCCGGAGGACGTGAAGGCCGTCTTCCCCGTGGCTGAAATGAAGCGATGTATAACAGCCGGCAAGGGAAGAGAATGCAATGTAACCAACCAATAAATATCGTGCTTATGAATGACAATGGCAATATCCGGCTGCTGACACCGGAAAACGACATGCGCGTGAGAGCCTTTCTCTCGTCGCTGGAAGAACTATCGGAAAAGGTGGAGAAAATACGTGAAAACAACAAACCGTCACTGGACGGGGAACGCTATTACACCGACAAGGAACTGGCTGTCAGACTGAAGGTCAGCCGCAGGAGCCTTCAGGATTACCGAAACAACGGCATACTGCCCTATATCCAGATAGGCGGCAGGATCTTGTACAGGGCTTCCGACATTGAACGTACGTTGATGGACGGGTACAAGGAGGCGTACCGCTTGAAACGGGATATATGATTGACTGACCGGTAAAGTTGCTCTTATTCGTAATTTCTATACTCAAAGAGTCGTTTTACGGATTAAAGGCAACTTTCATCATGGTAACTTCAATAAAAAGTAGGGAGAAAAGCGTAAAAAGTAGGGAGAAAACGATAGTTTGGTAGGGAGAAAAATGTATCTTTGCGTTCAAAAGTGAAAATGTATGCAGACCGAACTCGAAAAACTTGTATCTCTGTACAGAGAATTGGGAATAGACAGGCAGATAGATTATGACAAATTCTATCTCTATTCCCTCATTACCCACTCTACAGCCATTGAAGGCTCCACCATCACCGAACTTGAGAATCAAATCATGTTCGATCAGGGAATCAGTCTGAAAGGAAAGAGCATCGTGGAACAGCACATGAACCTCGACCTGAAAGACGCATACGAGCATGCCATAAGGCTGGCAGATGCCCATACCGACATAACCGTTGATCTGCTGAAAAGCCTCTCTGCCCTTGTCTTGAAAAACACGGGGCAGGAGTACAAGACCGTATTGGGGGATTTTTCATCGGCACGGGGTGATTTGCGCCTGTTGAATGTCACGGCCGGAGCCGGTGGAAAATCGTACATGAACTACAGCAAGGTCCCGGCAAAACTGTCGGAATTTTGTACCCGGCTGAACAGGGAACGTGAAAATCATGCCGCCAAGAGCATGACACAGTTATATGAAATCAGTTTTGATGCCCACTATGACTTGGTGACAATACACCCTTGGGCAGATGGGAACGGCAGAATGGCCCGCCTGCTGATGAACATGCTGCAATTCGAGTTCGGACTGATACCGACAAAAATCCTCAAGGAGGACAAGGAAGAATATATCAAGGCACTGGTGGAAACCCGCGAGAACGAGGATTTGAATGTTTTCAGGGAATTTATGACAGCTACCATGATTAAAAATCTCACCCGTGACATAGAGGTTTACCGCAAATCCATTGACGATACTCCCATAAGTGGGGAGAAACCACAAAAAAGTAGGGAGAAGAAAGTGAAAAGTAGGGAGAAAATCATGGCTCTGCTTTCACAGGACAACACGTTGAGCGCAGCAACTCTCGCAGAACGGATAGGCATAACAGCCAAAGCGGTGGAAAAACAGATTGCCGCATTGAAAGCGGACGGGGTGCTCCGACGAATCGGGCCGGACAAGGGCGGATATTGGCAGGTGGTCGAAAAAAAGGATTGATTTTTTGGAGGGAGCGCAGTTTGCCGCCTGCCTTTTTTATTCGCTTTTCAAAAAAATGCCCTCCTATAGAAAATCAGAACAGCATACGGACCGGTAGTTTCCTACTGTCTGTATGCTGTTTCTTTTTTTGTTGTATCGACTTTTCCGTCGGTCGCTTGTTTCCGCTGCCGTCAGCCTTCCTTGTACAGACGTGAAAGGGGAAAGGTTTTCGGGCTGAATACGCTTTGCCTGCAAAGGAAGATTCTGCCCGAAACGGCACGGCCGCCCGACCTTTTCACTTTCAATGAAGTCTGTACTAACTTCATGGACGGCGAGGAAGCAGGCGGCTGCGAAATTGTCATTGGCTGTCAGAACCGGAATGTGTGCGGCTCTGGCTTCTCTTTTCCATCAGTCTGTCCATTTCCCTTGAGATTTTTTCTTCCGTTATCCTGGCATACCCTTGTGTGGTGGAAATATTGGAGTGTCCCATCATCTTGGCTATGCTCTCGATGGATACGCTCTCTGAAATGAGCAGGACCCCGAACCCGTGCCGGGCCTGATGGTACGAAAGGTCATCGTGCCTGCCCAGGATCACGCCGATTTCCCGTATCTCGTGCCAGATGGAATCCCGGCTTGGCAACGGGAACACGGGGCTGTGCATGTCGGTGGTATTGTACAGGGACAGTATCTGCTCGGCTATCGGGTGCAGGGGGATGAACGCTTCCACCCCGGTCTTCTTCCGGTTGATGCGGATGAACCGCCGCCCCTCCGCCGTCGTCCCGATATGGCACGGATGGAGCTGCTTGATGTCGGCATAGGCAAGCCCGGTGAAATAGGAGAAGATGAATGCACGCCTGCCCAGTTCCGCACGTCCTTCATTCAGGGGCATGGCCAGTATCCTTTTCATCTCTTCACGGGTGACATACTTGTGCTTGGGTGCGGTTTTCTTCTCATATTCGACATTCTCCACCGGATTGGTGCGCAGGATCTCGTTGTCCACGGCAAGATACAAGAGGCGGTTCAGCCAGCAGAGGCAGCGGTTGGTCTGCGAGGTGCTGAAATTCTTGTTCCTGATAAGGAATGCCTTGTAGTTCCTGCCGAAGTCTTCCGTTATTTCTTCAAAGGCGATGTCCTTCTTCCCCAGTGAAACAAGGTAGTCCGTCAGGTACTTCTGGAAATACTGTGATTGCCGGTAGGTGGAGGTGGAATTGATCTCCCTGCTCCGTATTCTGAGACGTTCACGCTCTATCTCGCCCATCCGGAGCAGGTGTGTCGGAACGACGAACTGCCTTGTCACCCGGTTCTTGATAATCTCCGCACTGACGACACCCTGTGTCCTCAGAATTTCCTCGTAAGTCTGTTCGATATACTTCCGGTACTCCTGCAGTCTGGCGTTTTCCCTTACCGTGCGTATGGTCCCGGTTCGGGCGTTCCAGTCTTCCGGCTTGCAGCATATCCCGGTGGTGATGGCGGTGTTCCTGCCGTCTATGGTGATGCGGCACATGACCGCAGTTGTTCCGTCAGCCTTTATCTTGCCGCGGTTGATATAGAATAGTATGGAAAAGGTACTTCTCATGATTCTCATTGTTTATGGGTTATAGAACAAGTTTCAAATCTCCGGTAGCCTCGATAAGCCTGTCCATGTCCTCGAAGAGCTTTTTCGGGGTGACGCGGGCATAGACCTGGGTCGTCTGTATGTTGCTATGCCCCAGCATACTGCTGATGGTCTCTATCGGAACGCCCGCTTCAAGGGTGACGAGCGAGGCGAACGAGTGGCGTCCGACATGGTAGCACAGGTTCTCCTTTATCCCTGCCAGCACGGCCAGCGCCTTCATGTGGTTTCTCATGCTCGGATAGTGGATCATCGGGAACAGCGTGTCCCTGCTGTCATCATGATATTTCTCTATCAGGGCGACGGCTTCCGGCAGAAGCTTCACGCTTGCGCGGAGCTCGTTCTTTTTCCGGCGGTATTTCAGCCATAGCTTGCCGTCCTCGCCGGTGTACAGGTTTTCCCGGGTGACGGTCACGGCATCGCTGTAGGCGACCCCGGTATAGCAGGCGAATAGGAACAGGTCCCTTGCCAGACGGTGGGTCGTGCGGTGCGGGTCTATCTCCACGTCACGGATTTTCTCGAAGCTTTCACGGCACAGTGCCTTGGGGGTCTTAACGGTCTGTTTCGGGAGGACGTAGTGCTGGAACATGAACCGCTCGGAATGTCCTTCCTGATAAGCCCTTTTGCACGCTTTCTTGAGAATTGCCAGGTAATGCCGTACGGTGTCCACGGCATACCCTTTCTCGTCAAGGATGAAATTCTCATAGTCATGGATGAACTGTTCCGTAAGCTGCCCGAAGGCCAGGTCTTTCGTCTTGAATTTGGTTTCAATGAACTCGCGCATGGTACGGCAGGTAAAGTCGTATGCCGGATAGGTACCTTTTGCCCGGTCTATCCCGATACGGCTCTTCACCTCATCCCTGAGGGCATCCAGCATTTTCATCAGGGTCATCTGCGTCTTCATGCTGCCCTGGAAGGCATCCTTTACGGAAGCGGCGTCAAATTCCCCCTTGCGTTCCAGAAGGGAATCGAAAGCGGCATTGATGTCAAGCAGCAGCTTGTCGATTTTCGCATTTGTTTCCACCGCCTCCCTGCTCTTGCCGTTCAGCCGGCTTTCACGGGGATTCCACAGCCCGGGAGTGCAGGAGAGCTTGCAGCTGAACTGCGCCATCGTCCGGTTCACGGTGATGCGTCCCATTATCGGGGCTTTGCCCGACTTGTCCAGTCCGCTCTTTTTGAGGTAGAGCAAAACCTTGAATTTTTCTACTTTCATACGCTTATAACTTTAGTTGCAAAATTACCTGTTTTATAAACGTTCTTTGGTATGCAAAACAATGACAATCAGTGCAATATATCGGCGTTTTAAATTATCCGATCCGCTTTGCGTTACCTCGTTCCCTTTCGGTAACTGACCGGCTAACGGTTTGGTAACTGAACATCTTCAACAATCCCCACTTTCCTGCTTTTTTCTCAAGTGGAAGAATATAGAGAAATAGTTAGTTTCCAATGGATTACGTTATCCTTTCTTCTCGTTTCCGGTGCTCTGTTTACCTATCTTATTCCATGTGAGCCGTCATACCTGTGCCACCCTGCTGGTTCATCAGGGAGTTGCGATTACAACAGTCCAGAAGTTGCTCGGACATACTTCCGTAAAGACCACACAGATTTATTCAGAGGTACTTTCCAGCACCATTGTGCGTGACTTGAAAAATGTTCAAAGGAAAAAAGTAAAGATGTTTCCTGATAAAGGCTTGAGGACATCTGATTTTATAGACAATCGGTAGATTTCATGAATCCTATTTGTTTTCTATTAATATTGTGACTCTTTAAATTCTTCGGATAATCGGAATATTGCTCCTGATTATTTTTTCAATATGGATTGAATATGAAT